TAGCTTCTTCGACTTTTTCTTTTTCTATCTCGTTTGCAACGTGGTCAGGCACTATTACTGATGTCATCGTCTGTTACTCTATCTAGCAGCTCTCTATATTTATCTTCTGCCTCGACGAGAGAGCTGTAACGTCCTCGCAGAAATTCGTATTGCTGTATATCTTTGACTCCAGCCAGCATTTGATCTTGTATTGCTTGTTTTGATTCTTCAAGCTCTTGCAAATACTTTTGGCTGATCCAAATTACAGACATTAATACACACCAGAAAACTTAGTGCCAAACTCTGCTGCGCCGACTCCTTTTGACTTGCCTTTACCCATACCTGGTTTTGGTTTGGTATTAGCAACAAAAGTTTCTTGCTTAGCATACGCGACACTACCCTTGTTTGAATAAGAGTTCATCTTCTTCGCTGTCGGGGTTTTCTGATTTTGTGCGTCAATTTTTTTAATCATGTGCCAATTCTCTAAGAAGATTATATTTTTTGCAAGATTTATTTACCTTGACCCCTGTATCTTTTGAATTGTTTTTTGCCTTGTTTGCTGCGAACAACAGTATTACGACTGCCGCCGTTGCCTTGTGAAGTGTGTTTATTCTTGCGCTTGTTCGG